TTTTTTTGTTCCCAAAACCTTTTATTATCTTATCAAGCAACAGTATATCTTCGTCCGAGAAGTCAACTATTGCTTTTACAAGATTTTTTCTTTCTTCACTCTCTCCTGACATAATTTTATCAATCTTTGAAATGATATCTAAATCAGGTTCTTCATCTTCTCCCATTATTAAATATTCTACTGTACAACAAAGAATATTAGCTATTTTTTTTAATATTTCGTAGTTTGGAGCTCTATAGCCACTTTCGTATCCAGCTAAGGTACTCTTTGCCACACCAATTTGTTTAGCTAGGTCAACTTGAGAAATATTTTTATTATTTCTAACTTCTTTGATCCTTTTACCAATTTCTTTGTTTGTGTCCATCTATATCACCTCCTACAAATCTATTATAACTCAAAATGCAAACTTTTAAAACAAAAAAGTTTGCGAATTGAATTGACAACCAAATGCATCAATGGTAATATGTATTTGTTCGCGATAGGCGAACTTGAATAAAGGAGGTGGTAATATGAATAAGGAAGCCAGCAACGAGGAAATTGCAGAAAGATTGGTTAAATTACGTAAAGATAATAATTTAACACAGGACGAGGTAGCTAATTCACTTGGTATTGCTAAATCATCACTCGCAAATTACGAAAATGGATTCAGAAGACCAAAACCTGAAATAATGGTAAAAATAGCGAATTTTTATAACCAGTCTGTACAAGCAATTTTTTTTAATTAATAAGTTCGCTAAACGAGAACTTGAATTTGTTAGGAAGGAGAAGAGAATGAGTCAAAATAAGAAAGCTATTGAAGTTGCGTTAAAGTATGCTTTATCATCCAATGAGAACGAAAAAAGAAAATACGACAAGGCAATAGCAGAAGTTAAGAAAAAAACGGATGAACATAAAATAAACGAATTATTAAAAGCTAATTATGATAATGAACGCATTACATTATCAGCGAGAGAATTACATGAGTTTTTAGAAATTAAATCTAAGTATGCTGATTGGTTTAAAAATATGTCAGCTTATGGTTTTGAAGAAAATCAAGACTATAGAGCGATTTCTAAAAATTTAGAAAACGGAGGTAGACGTATCGATCATGAAATTACTTTAGATATGGCTAAAGAAATCTCGATGCTTCAGCGAAGTGAGAAAGGTAAACAAGCTAGACAGTATTTCATTGAATTAGAAAAGAAATGGAACAGTCCAGAACAAATCATGGCTAGAGCGGTTTTGTTATCGAATAGTAAAATTGAACATTTAACCTTAGAAAACGAACAATTAAAAGAAAAGGCATTGTTTGCAGAGGCAGTTAGCGCTAGTCCTGATTCAATTTATATTGGTGATTTAGCTAAATTATTAAAACAGAATGGGATAAGTATTGGTCAAAATAGACTGTTTGAAGTATTAAGGAATGAAGGTTATTTAATCAAACGTGAATGTATGCGTAATGAACCTACCCAACGATCATTAGAATTAGGAATTATGGAATTAGTTGAAAATACTTGGGAATATTCAGGCGGTTTGAAACGAATCAATAAAACTACTTTTATTACTGGTAAAGGTCAAATTTATTTTATTAACAAATTTATGAAGAAAGAATTAACAAACTATGAGCAGTTACCTTTATGGGGGTTTTAAAAATGCTAAATTTTGAGCAACTAAAATTAATATTTATCGGTCGAGGAAAAACATACATTTATACACGGATAAGAGAAATTAAGCACAAATATAACTTGAATTATGACGGAGCAGAGCTACCTATCGATGTAGTGCTTAAAGAAACAGGGTTAAGTAGAGAAACTATCTATGACATCATTGGTATAAAAATAGTGTCACCGACTGCAATCAGTGACACACAACACACATAAAAATTATAGCGCAAAAATGGAGAAAATACAATGAGATTTAGAAGTCGTGGAATATTAACAGTACTTGCAGTGGTTCTTATTATAGCAAGTCTAGTAGTTAGCGTTATTGGAAACGTATGTACACGAGTAGATGCTGAATTCAAAGAAGTATATCCCACTGAAGTACAAGAAGCTTCTGCTTATGGATTGCAAGAGATACCCGCTTGAAGATCACTAGGTATTTACAAAATTACTAACTACTGTAGCTGTTATGAATGTAACGGACAGTGGACGGGATATTTAACCCGTTCAGGTACAAATTATGTAGAGGGTAGAACGGTAGGGGTAGATACAAATTATATTCCCCTAGGTTCAAAGATAATGATTGACGGTCACATTTACACTGCTGAAGATACCGGTTCGTTTAGAGGAAAGGTAATTGATGTATATGTAAGCGACCATAGTAAATTTGATAGGAAATACGAAGAAGTTTATATACTGGAGGGATAAAAAAATGAAAAAAGAAGATTTAAAACCATGTGATGTGGTTGAACTGAAAAATGGTGAAGTCAAAATTATGTTACATGGAATTTTTGAAGATAATGTTGTCGCTTTCATGGATATAAAGAACGGAAGATATGTTTCTTTCGGGGAATACAATGATGATTTATTTCATAAGGAACATCAAAATTTTGATATTATGAAAGTTAAACATTTTAAGTATTCAGGTGATGCGTTTAGAACGTTAGGAATGATTAAAAATCGTTCTGCTCGTCCTTTTAGTTGGGACTGGGAACGCGGTCTTGAATATTACAATGGGAAACTTGTTTGTGTAAAAAGTTCATCAGTTTATATGACGAAAGGAAAAATCTATAAGTCAGAAAACGGGAAAATTTACGATGATGAAGGTGATTTATGGAGAATGGAAATTAAAAATTTAGAACATCTTCATAATACCACTTCTTGTAAGTTCATCGAACTTGTGGAGGATTAATATGACTGAATCGAAGGAAAAGTTGTTCAATCTTGAACGTCAGCTTTTTGAGTTAGAAATGAAAGACCATTGGGATAATGCGGATTTTGATTTATCAAGAGAGTTAAGAGAAGAAATAAAAAATGTTAAGGAGGAAATGAAACAGTGGGATTAGCGGTACTTGTGTTAGGAAGTTCAGGAAGTGGAAAATCAACTTCCCTAAGAAATTTTGAGAAATCAGAGGTAATGGTATTGAATGTTGCTGGAAAAGCATTGCCATTTAGAAAGAAACTGAACAGTTTGGATTTAAGAAAACATCATGGTAGTGAAAGGTATGATGCAATAAAACAAGTAATGTCCAAATTTCAAAATCAATGCAAAACATTTGTTATTGATGATAGCCAATATTTGATGTCATTTCAAATGTTTGATAAGGCTAAAGAAGTGGGCTATGGAAAGTTTACAGATATTGCAGTCGAATTTAAAAATCTTTTGGATTTTATATCAGGTTTAAATGATGATGTGACTGTATATTTATTGCACCATACAGAAAGAACTGAAGACGGGCATATAAAAGCTAAGACATCAGGAAAAATGATTGATAGTCAATTAACAATGGAAGGTTTATTCACTATCGTAATAATGGCTAGGAATGACGATGGGGTTTATAAATTTTTAACTCGGAGTGATGGTTTAAATCCAGTCAAGACACCAATCGGTCTTTTCGAAGAAGTTGAAATTGATAATGATCTAAAGTTTGTTGATAGTGAAATTAGGAAGTATTACGAAATTGGGTAGAAAAAGACTTAATCTTTTAAATGAAAAATTCGAAAGACTAACTGTCATTGAAGATTGTGGTAATAAAAAAGGTTTTTCAATGTGGAAATGCAAATGTTCATGTGGAAACATTATAACAACTAAAGGGGTTTACCTGAAAAATGGACACACAAAAAGTTGCGGATGCATTAATAGTGAAAGAATTGTAAAAAGAAACAAAGAGTTAATGATTGATGATATCCCTAGAGTTAAAAATAGGATTTATAGAATTTATTGGGGTATGAAAGAACGATGTTATAACATCAAAAATCATAATTACAAATATTATGGTAAGCGGGGCATTTATATATGTGACGAATGGTTAAATGATTTTAAAGCGTTTGAACAATGGTCGATAGAAAATGGTTATAGTGATGAATTGAGCATTGATAGAATCAATAATGATGGTTGCTATTCGCCGGAAAATTGCAGGTGGGCAACAACGTCGATGCAAAATGCTAATAAAAGACATAAATTGGATTAAGAATAGGAGACAGAAAATAATGAAACTATACGAAATTAATCAAGAGATTAATTCACTTGTAGACGAAGAAACTGGCGAGATTACCGATATTGCAAGATTTCAAGAGTTGCAGTTAGCTGAAAATGATAAGTTAGAAGCTATTGCGGTAGTGTTAAAAAACAATGACGTTGATGTTAATGCATTAAAAGAAGAAGCTAAGGTTTTATTGGATAGAGCTAAAGCAATTGAAAATAGAAATGAAAATACAAAAGCGTTCTTAGCAAAATATATGCTTGAACACGGTATTAAGAAAATCGAAACACCTAAATGTGTATTGCGGTTTACTAAATCATCATCAGTTGTCATTGATGATGAAACTGAGTTTGTCAATAAGTACAAAGATACTGATTTAGTCAAAGAAGAAATTAAATTTAAAATTGACAAAAAAGCAACTAAGAATTTTTTAAAAAACAATATGACATTATATGCCCATATTGAAGAAAAACAAAATTTACAAATCAAGTAAGGAGATAAACAAATATGAAACAAATCAATAACTGGAATGAAATTAAAGAAGCGGGAGAATTTGAAAGTTTGCCAGCCAACGGATATGTAGCTGTAATCAAAAATGTAGAGGATGATGCGGTCAAAGAATGTTTAAAAATTAGTTTTGATATTGCTGAGGGGGAGTTCAAGGATTATTACCTTGAACTGTATAAAACAATGAATTTCTGGGGTGGTTCTTTCTATAGATCGTACAAAGAAAAGGCACAGTCATTTTTTAAAGGATTTATTACTGCGGTTGAAGAATCAAATCCAACATTTAAATGGGACTGGAATGAACAAAAGTTAAAGGGGCAGCGCATCGGTGTTGTACTTCGTGAAGAAGAATATATCCCACAACAAGGTCCTAATGCTGGAAAGGTTAAGACAAGATTAATTGTTGATGAAGTAAGAAGTGCAGATAAAATCCGAAAAGGTGATTTTAAAATTAAGGAAAAGAAATTATTAGAAACTAACACTAACAACCCTTTTAACAGCGCAGCTACACCTGACTTGAAATTAGACGATATTCAATTTTAACAATGATTCAGCTTAGAGATTATCAAGAAACTGTTTATCAGGATACTATAAAAGCCATAAATAAAGGTTCTAAAGGTATCCTGATACAGTTACCTTGCCGTAGTGGTAAAAGTTATGTAATGGCTAAGTTCGTTGAAACTTGCAAAGGCAATAGTTTAATCCTGGCGCATAGAAACGAGCTCCTTAGTCAGCACAAAGAACTGATAGATAGTCTAGGGTTGTTAAATAAATGTAGATTAGCAAGTGTATTTACAGAAGTAAACCACCTAGGGGAACATGAAAAACCTATGGTTATTTTGATAGACGAATGTCACTTGAGTGAAGCAAGCAGTTATAAAAAAATAGCCGAGTTTTATGGTTGCATAATAATTGGCTTTAGCGCAACACCTACTAGATTAAATGGAGATAAATTAACATTGTACGATACATTGATTAATGGTGTATCAGTTAAATATTTAATAAAACAAGGTGCTATAGCAGATTTTGAGTATTACGCTCCTGACATAGCATTGGATTTAACTGATATCGATACATTAGGTGGTGACTATAACGGTAAGCAACTTAATGATCTTATGTTTAACAGTGCCATTTATGGTGATGTGATAGACAGTTATAAAAAATTAGGCGATGGCAGACAAGCGATTGCATACTGTGCCGGTGTTAATCATTCTAAAAAAGTATGTGAGGAGTTTAACTTAGCTGGTATAAAAGCTGTACATATTGATGGTTCGATGAATAAAACTGAACGTAAAAAGATAATGGATTTATATCGTTCAGGTTATTATACAGTTCTATGCAATGCAAATATTATAAGTGAGGGTATTACACTGCCTAATGCATCTATAGGACTGCTACTAAGACCTACACAGAGTTTAGCATTATATATTCAGCAGAGTATGAGAGTTTTAACCCCTGATGGTAATGGAAAAAAAGCAGTTATTATTGACTGTGTTGGTAATTATCAAAGACATGGTCTTCCCGATGAGAATAGAGAATGGACTTTGGAGGGTGTTAAACGTAAACATAAAACAAATAATGATGATGGTAGTTTTACAATCAGAAACTGTCCTAACTGTTTCAGGATTTTTAAAACTGCAAATAAATGTCCTTACTGTGGACACGAGTTTGAGGTTAAGGGTCGTGAATTGCAGTGTATGGAAGAAGTTCGTTTACGAAAAATTAGCGAACAAGAAAAAATAGCTATAGCTGAACATAAGAGAAAACAAAGAATGGAAGTCGGAATGGCTAAAACAAAAGAAGATTTAATAAAAATAGCAAGAGAACGAGGGTATAAGCCCGGATGGATATTCGTTACTGCTAAAAGAAAAGGAATAAAATTATAAAAAAAGGAGTAAGAGTTGTGCGCACATAAAACTCGAGTTACTCCATATTATAAATGAAAGATAATTATTTAATAAGACAAGGTGATTGTATGGAATTAATGAAAAGAATTCCCGATAAATCAATTGATTTGATAGTTACAGATCCACCCTATGAAATTGTAACAAGTGGGGGAGGACTGTATACACATAAAGATAAGCAGTACGTTAAAGAGCTGAATTTTATTAAAAATGGATATAATGAAGAAATTTTAGATGACATGATTCGAATTTTAAAAAAAGTAAATATATATATTTTTTGCAGTCAAAAGCAAATACATAAATTATTAGATTATTTTTTAAAGAATAAAAACAATATAGATCACATTCTATACAAAAGACAAATAAATTGGAATTTATTAACTTGGCATAAAACAAATCCTGTTCCAGCGTGTGGAAATAAATATCTAACGGATACTGAATATATTTTGTTCTTTAGAGAAAAAGGTGTAAAAATTTATGGCTCTTTTGACACAAAAAAACGCACTATGAAACACCGTTGAATCAAAAGGATAAAAAATTATATAGGCATCCAACTTGTAAACCTGTGGATATTTTAAAAAATTTTATTGTTAATAGTACCAATGAAAATGATTCTGTTTTAGATCCATTTATGGGTAGTGGTTCTACTGGAGAAGCTTGTTTACTAACAAATAGAAAATTCATTGGCATTGAACTTGAAGAAAAATATTTCAACATATCAAAAGAAAGGCTAGAGAAAATAAAATTATGAAAGATAAATTAAACATTTTAAAAACGGATGGTCGTTTATATGAAGTAGTGGAATTAATGAGCAAATTAGCAAAACAAAACGGGGACTATTATCGATTATATAAGAAAAACAATACATTGTTTTTTTATAACTTTAATGTAGGTATCTTGTATGAAGCTGACAACGATATTTTAGACAGTACCGTTATTGATTGTGTAGATGGTGAATACAAGATTTACAAGGGCATTAAAACTGGATATCTGCTTACGAAAGAAAGTGATTGCATCGGTAATTTAAACAGTCGAATTTTAAGCAAGGCAGTAAACGCGAAAGAATTATGTTACATAAATAAAAAAGACAGTTACATGATCCATGAGATTATGAATTCAGCTTTAATCACTGATGACGATTTAGATTTAATAACTCTATTTGATAACTCTATACTTAAACTAAGTGATGATGGTAATAACTTTTTGATTAAAAACTATTATGAACAGCAGTATCCATTTCTTAAAACTACGACTTATATTGTTCTGGGATTGGAGTGGAGTCCTGATGAATAACATATGCAAGTGCTGTAAACACAATATAAAAAATAAGTGTACGATTAGTAGGTTGGAAATTCAACCTACTAAAAAGCACTGCAATAAATTTAGTAAGAGATATGAGCAGGAAAGTTTATTTGATGCAATTGGAAATAGAGGTGATCCATACAATGAAAGATATTAATATTGTTGACGAGTTTTTAAACAGTTATTACCGTTCGCCTACAAAGAAAGAGTTTATTCTGTTGGGCGGAGATATAAAAACTGTTGAAAAAAAGTTCAAAAGCTATCGTATTTTTTTGGACTACTATGGTTATGATGCTCCAACAAGAACAAAGACACTACAAGTGTTAGACGATAGAAATAATATTGTTTATGAAGGAACAACTAGAGATATTGCGGAAAAGTACGGCGTATATTATACAACTGTGTTAAAAGCAGTCAATCACGGATTACGGCTAAAATGCTGTTATTCGGTACGAAACAAGGAGTTAAAATTATGAAGTTAAAAATAAATGATAATTACATAATCACTTCAGACACACACTGCTATATATTAAATAAAATATTATTTAATAAAAAAACAAATGAAGAATATTTACAACCAATTGGTTTTTATAAATCACTTGATGATTTAACCCTAGGACTTATAAACCGAGAAATAAGAACGCACGATTTAGAGTGTGTTAATGAAATAATTAGCCATATATCCGCTATAAAGGATGAAATTCTATCAGAGGTAAGAAAGCATGAAAATCAATAGACGTATTTATGAAAATATGGTTGATGAAATTTATGATTCATTGCTTGGTAAGGAGGGTGAATATATTATCTATGTTTCACGTGCTATGTATTCATATATTAAAATGATTCAATCTTACAAAATGATAGCAAATAACTATGTTCTCAGAATTCTGGGATTCCCACTATTGCTTAAAGAAGAATTGAATGGCAATGAATATGAGGTGGTTAGAAAATGACAGAAAAACAATATGAAGAATACAAAGAACGGTTAGACAAGATAAAACCTATTAAAGATTTAATGAAGTGGTGCGGAAAAAAATATCACGGTCCATATCTCGGTAGTTATTCCATTAGGATTTTTAAAACTAAACGTATGATTGGAATAGGTAGGGAAACGAGAGGTTGTATAGAGAGTACGAGTATAATTTTGCCAAAAGACTTGCACGATAGGATAACAGATACTATTGAACAATGGCTAGATGAAGAAATAACTAAATTAGAGGAGCTATAGAATGAAATGTAAATACTGTGGAGAAGAAATGCGTTTAGACGATATAGATTTTAATTTCAAGGGTAATAAAGATAACTACTGGATATGTGAACATTGCCATTCTAGTGCCATCGAGAAAATTAGATACGCTAAAACGGTACGTGTTGATTTTGAAAAAGGTGATGTAAATGTTAGGAAGAGTGAGTGTTAAGAAAGCTATGAATAATTATAAATTTAATAAATTTTATAAGCAAAGTGCATTCTATATTACACCTAGAAGCAGAAGAATAAAAAGTAAAAAAGAGGTAACCGATGAATCCTGAAACAGTTATACAAAATAAGATTGAAGTTTCTATGTCTCGATTAGGTGCTATTCCTTACAGAATGCAAGTAGGAAATTTTTACACAAACAATATGACACCTATAAAAATAGGCATAGTAGGAACTCCTGATTTAATGATTATATGCCCCAATGGGATGACATTATGGTATGAAATTAAAACTAAGACTGGTAAAACTCGAAATGCTCAGGATAAATTTCACGAGGAGTTACGCAAGTTAGGACATCTTGTGTTTGTAGTTAGATCAGTCGAGCAAGCTGTACAAATTTATAATACATATGTCGGGAAAAATTAATCGTATTGAAGAAAGAAAATGTCCTATATGCGGTAAGACATACGTAAGCATCTACATAAAAGAATGGGCTTATAGAAGGGGCAATTATACATTCTGTAGCTACAGCTGTATGTCTAACTATCTTAATAATAAAAGGTATTGGAACAATAAATTTAAAGAAGGTAAAAATAATGTTAAAGATAGAAAAGATTAAAGAAAAGATTAAAAATTTTGATACAAGTGTTACTGCTGATGAGATTCTCTCTTGCTGGTTACATCGAATTACGACAAATTCCAGTGTTAACAAACACAATTGCAGTGGATTAGTATGTTCAGAGTGTTTAAGGCTATCATTGTTAAACTTATTAGAAGAATATAAAAAACCTGTTAAATTATCAAAATTTGAATATGAATATTTAAAAGTTGCTAAAAAAGAGGGATTTAATTTTATTGCAAGAGATAAAAGTAACAGATTGTATGGATTTGAAAAGCAACCTGAAAAGCGTAATTTTACGTGGGGTAGTAGTGGTGATTATATATGCGTGTTCAAGTCAATGTTTAAATTTGTTCAATGGAAAAATGAAGAACCATATAGCATTAATTCGATTTTATCTAATTGTGAGGTAATTGAAGATGAAAAAAGTTAATCCAGCGGACATATTAATTAGTCCGCTTGGAATGGAAAATTTATTAGTTATTGATCAATTTAATGATGAAGTAATTAAAAATAATGAATTACTTTTGGATAAACCGTATTTTTCTTTAGAAGAGGTGTTAGACGGTTTAAATAAAGACGGACATTATTTAATTATTGTCGAGGGTCCGTTACATGGTGAAATTTATCGATATAACAATTATGGTGGACAAGAAGTATATTTGATTGGAAAAACGTGCGGATACGCATGAAAGGAGAGAAAACAATGACAGTAATAGTTGAAACAACTTCTTTAGCAGAAGAAATAGTTTTTAGAGATATTGTAAGAATTGAAGATAAGGAAGAATGGATTGTTTTAAATGATAAAAATGGTCGGTGTTTACCAATGCCAAAACAAGGCATTGAAAACATAAAAGTTTTAGATATTTTAACAAATAAGGAGGGTTAAATAATGCCTAAATATAGAAAGAAACCCGTAGTTGTAGAAGCTGTTCGGTGGACGGGAAGTAATTTAGAAGAAATACGTAATTTTGTTGGTAGTGATCTAATCGAAGAGTGTGTGGAATTTTTTGATATAAAGAGGACGTTAAATAAAATGCTAGTTGGAATTGCAATCGACACGCTAGAAGGAACAATGAGAGTTGATTATGGCGATTACATCATTAAAGGTGTTAAAGGCGAATTTTACCCATGTAAGTCCGATATTTTCCATGAAACGTATGAGAACTTGATAGACAAAAATGGAGAATATGAGGTAAAAGATGAAAAAATTAGCAAATTGCTAACTCCACAAAAACAAAAAACTGTTTGGGATTTAAAAGATGGCGATAAATGTTTTAAAGTACATTGTAATGGCGCAATAGAAGCGCATAATTGGAATAAAAACGATGACAACTTAAACAAATGTAGAGAATTAGGTTTTATTTTCTTAACCAAAGAAGAAGCCGAATTTGAAGTTGAGCGAAGAAAGTGTGAAGTAATTATGCTTAAACATGGAACTCGTGATACCGTACCAGAGAATCTTGAACACGTATATAAGTGGACTATTGGTATCGATAACAAAAACAAGGCAACACACAGTAATTTTATATGGAGAGTCGCTTCTAGTGGAACAATTTGGTTTGCCACAAAAGAACTTGTACACAAGACAATAGAAGAAATAGGCGAAGATAGATTAAAAAAATATGTTCTCAAGGTTTAGGAGGTAATTGAAGATGGAAATTAAAAACGCACAAATTAAAAATACATCATTAGGAACATGTGCTCATGGTATTTTTACTTTTATTTTAACCTTGGAAATAAGCGGAGGATTCTCTGTTAATTACGGATTAATTGCACTTGATGATTATTCAAAAACTGAGGATAAACGAATTGGCAGTTCTATAGGCATGCAGTGCATTATGGACATTATGAAAGTTGTCGGTGTTGATAATTGGGAAGAGCTGAAAGGAAAATATATTCGTATTGTCGAAAACGGTTTGGGACGTCCAATTAATGTGATTGGAAATTTAATGGATGATATTTTCTATGATATAAAAACTTTAAAAACACTAAAACTAAAGGAAGTGGCAAAAGATGGGAATTTGGATTAGAAGTCAAGATAAGTGTAAAATGGGCAAATGTGCGGAGTTTTATATAGATGATAGTTACGATGGTGACTATGACATAGAGGGGTATAGCATTGATGATACACCAATCATATTGGGAACGTATTCAACCGAGGAAAAGGCAATAAAAGTATTGGATATGATACAAGAACATATTGAAACACATAGCAATGATGTATTTCAAATGCCACGAGATATTATAATCGACGACGAGGTTTAAATAATGAGATTTTTAACAATGTTAGCAACAAAATGTAAAGTGTGTAAAAAACGAAGCATTTGTAATTATAAAAGAATGGTAGCTTGTGCATTAGCTGAATTACCACTACAACATCATGCGGATTATGCTATGGATATGAAAGCTGATTGTGTTGCACCAATGATTAGAAAAAGAGATTTAAGAGATATTTATATCAGTGAAAATGTAAAAGTAACTATTGATCTTGAAGATGTTAAAAAGGAAATTGCAAACCAATTTTATAACCCGTTAAGAGTTGGAAATATAAAATAATGAGGTGGAAGTATGAGTAAATATCAAGAAGCAAAAGACAATATAGTTAATACACTTGCTAGACAAATTGATTATAAAACATATAAAAATTTATATAGTAAAGATTTTGATACTTTGCAAGAATTAGTTGATAAAGCAACATGGATACCAGTTGAAAAGAAACGTCCACCAATGTTTGTGAAAGTACTGATTACATATGAAGATAAATATCTTAATCCCCATATAAATGTAGCTTTCGTTGATCATCATTACGAGTGGATATACCCGTTAATGAATAATTATAAATATAGGGTTATTGCATGGATGCCTTTGCCAAAACCGTATTTAGGAAGTGATAAAAATGAGTAAATTAACAAAAAAAGAGCGTTTATTACATTCTTTAATTGGAATAAAACAATTATTTAATGATCTAGGCGTTGAGGATTTAAAAAATGAAATAGTGCTAAAAGATGGTACAACAGAAACAATAGATTGCTATAAAGAAATAGAGACATTTGTTGTTGATTTTATTAATAATGAAGGTGATGAAGCAACGCCTAAACGTCCAATTTAAAATAAGATATGGGAAGATGAAGATACAAAAACCATTTATGATGAATATGGTCGTATAAATGAACTGCTGTGCGTATGTCCTAATTGTGGTGAAAGTGCTATATACGATTTTGAATATAATAAAAGATTTAAGTGTTGTTCTCATTGTGGGCAAAGGATAGATTGGAGTGATGAAAATGACCGCTAAAGAAATGTTTGAGGAATTAGGGTTTTATATAACAATATACAACGATGGTGAAATAATAAAATGGACGAACAGAGATATTGATTGCATGATTTCGTTTTATAAACACGATAAAGAATACGGTGTCTTTGGAGATTGTTATATTAATTTAGAAATACATAATGCAATAACAGCGCAATTGAAAGAACTGGGGTAGATTTGATGGAAAATAAAGTAACGATTTACAAAGGTGAAGTAATGCATGATTTGAAAGCACTGTTTGATAATGCTGGTGATTATTTTGAAGATGAATATGAGCTTGTAAAACAATATATCGAATATTTGGAACAAGCATTAGATAAAGCGTGCGAAGTTATTGACGATATAACCAAAGACAACGCAACGGAATTTTGTCCAGCTACTAAATTTAATTGGCTACCAAGTAATTGCAATGAACATACATGTGAAAATGGTACTAAAGAATGTTGGAAAGAGTGGTGTATAGAAGATGACGAGTAGAGAAGAATGCGAAAAGGCGTATTTGTATTTATTAAAACATTGTTATGAAGCAACGAAAAAAAATGACACTTACGATTTTGCACCAAGTGGCTTTAAAGAAAGCGAAGTGTTTAAGCAATTAATCGAAGAACATTTTGAATTAGCAGAAAATACAGAAGAATATAAACATTTTAAGTTGCATAGTGCTAGCACTTTAAAAAATCAAACTAAGGAAGAATTAATAGACTACATTAAGATGCTATATCATAATTGGGGTGTTTGCGATGAGCAATTAAAAAGAATTATTGATAAAGCAAAAGAATTAAGCGATTCGAATAATAAATTAGAAAGAACAGTTTGTTCATTAGATTATGCGTTAAGCGATGTCTATAATCCTAAACCATACAAATTCGAAGAATTAAAGCCTAATATGTGGGTTTGGGATAATGTGGCAAAAGAATGTTTATACGTTGTTAGACCTTTCATAACCACAGGTGTTAGGGTTAAATACTTTACTTGTTTAGGAATTTGGAATTTGGAAAAAATAAAAAAATTAAATATGAAATTTGAAGAAAACCGTTTCTTTCCAGTGCAATGTGCTAATTATTTAGGAGGAATATAATGAATAAATTTAAAGAACAATTTGAGTATATAAGAAAACAACAAACTATTTTAGATACACGTATTTTAAATTGTAATGAATATCCTGAAAATAAAATGAGTATAGCTCTATTCGTTGAGCTAGGCGAGCTGATGAATGAACTTCCAACATACTTTAAACACTGGAAGAAATCGGCTGTAGACAATAAAGAAAAGGCTTTAGAGGAATATGTTGACTGTCTGCACTTTGCAGTAAGCTTACTTAATTATAACGAAATTGATATTAATTTCACGTATAATGATTGTTTTCCTGATAGTAATCCATACAGTCGTGACAATATATTCACAGAGTTAATAACGATTGCATCAATGTCGGGGTTTGATCATTCGATTAAAAAATTGTTTGCTTTAGGACATCGTTTCGGTTTCACATGGGATGAGATTTACGAAATGTATTTAAAGAAAAATAAAATAAATCATGAAAGACAAAATGGAGGATATTAGAATGGTTACATTTATCACAACTGTTTTAGCAGTTATCATTACTTTATTGATTAAGTTTGGTCTGCTGGCACTTATCGTATGGGGGATATGTATGTGTTTTGGATTGTCATTTAATATATTATGGGTTTTAGGCATCTTTTTAGTGATTTGCGCTATTAAAATATTATTTTCTTAGGAGGAAAGATAAGAATGTATATATTTGTTTTACTAACAATAATTCTTTTAACGATAATCATTTGTGAGACAGTTGAAAAAATTTATATTTACAGAATGTATAAAAATTTATCCCCTGAGCAGATAGAGGCTTTTGTACGTAATGCCAAACGATAACAATGAATTTAAAGTGACCCTTGAGGCTATCAAAAACGCTACGTCATGCGTTGCGATAGCTTCTTCTGTTTGTGGACTTCCTATTAAAAATTCGGGGGATAGGTGTCCTAGTTTCTTACACAGCGGGTCGAACCCTAATTCAGTCGTCATCAACAATGATTACTGGTATTCATTTTCAGATGCTCAGGGCGGTGATGTCATTGACCTGTTGGCGCTGCACACATATGATGCTGATAGAGGTCAGGCGATAAAATTTCTTAGTGAATATACCGGCATACCATTACCTAATAGCGAGTATTCCGAAAAATGGAAAGATTACACACAAAATCTATGTAATAAAGTCGAAGCATGGCATAAAAATTTAACCGATGAACACCGTAAATATTTACATAATCGCAAAATCAACGATGAAACCATAAATAAATTAAAAATCGGGTTTAATTTCGATGAAAATCGATTAATAATTCCTATGTGGAAGAACGGATATATATGTTATTACTGCGGTAGAACGATGGGTGAAGTAACAAAAACCAATCCCAAGTATAAAAAACCGTATTTAGACGGATTCAATGAAAATGACATTTTTGGATTAGATACACTAAACCGTGATAAATCGGTACTCGTTTTAGCCGAGGGAGCGTTTGATTATTTATCGTTCTATCAGGAAAACTACGCTGTATTAAGTATGGCGGGGGGAACTTTTTCAAAAAAACAAACAAAACATATATTACAGATAGCTAAAAATTTTGACAAGGTCCTATTGACGTTCGACAACGATAAATCAGGCGGACAGTTTACAGTTTCAATGGCTAAAAAATTATTCAGCTATCACATACCGTTCATTGTATCAACACCCCCATCTAAATATAAGGATATTTCAGACTACTATCAGGATGGTGGGAATTTAGCTGCTTTAATCAACGATGCAGAGCAAGGTATTAAATCGCTTGCTAAAATGTTTAAAAATAAGGAAGATTTTGAAAACTTTATAATTAATAATCGGCGTTATATAAAACGTACAGATATTATTGATATTTTTGATGTTATAATCAGGGATCAAATTTTCCCTGATGCGTCAAAAGAGTGGATCAAGGAGGTAAAATCTATGTCATTAAAACCATCAACAGACGATGAAATAGCAAAGGTCGTCATGAAAAAACATAAATTTATACATAATCCATCATTGGGGATAATGGAATACAACGGGCGATACTGGCAGTCAATAACTGATGAACAGTGTCGTAAATATATCGGTCAGGAATACAGTTCAGTACGTACATTATCTAAATTAAACTCAGTTTTAGGGTTAATAAAGGCAGATACAGTTACGGATAAAATTCCTAACGAGAAACCGCTTATCAATTTCGTTAATGGTACATTTGAAATCGAAACTGGAAATTTACGTGAGCATAACGAAAATGATTTTTTATCATATGAACTGCCTTATCCGTACAATCCAAATGCTCATTCAAGTGACTGGGATAAATTCATCAATTCAATTTTCGATGATCCTAAGAAAATCCAACTGCTTCAGGAATATTCGGGGTACGCTTTATATTCAACAAACATATTACAGTCAGCACTTTACTTAGTAGGGAATGGAGCTAATGGTAAATCAGTATATCTAAACACAATACAGCGTGTATTTGGCGGTGCTTCGAATGTATCTAATGTAGAGCTTACAGCGTTCAATGATAAATTTCAGCTCATCTACCTGATGGGTAAGTTGATAAATGTTTCTAACGAAACTAAGACAGATTCCAAGGGGGCGGAAACCAATTTCAAATCGGTTGTTGCCGGAGATCCGATTCAGGCTTGCTACAAAGGCAAGGACTTTATCCAGTTCAAGCCTCGGTGCAAATTATTCTTTGGATGTAACGAACTGCCAAAATCCCGCGACTTAACAGATGGATTTACGCGAAGAATGCTTATTTTAAAGTTTCCATTTAAATTTACAGACAACCCAGTAAATGAAAATGAACGTAGCGCAGATAGAAACATCGAAGCTAAATTACAAACACCTGAAAATCTATCGGGTATATTCAACTGGGTATATGAGGGATATAAAAAACTAAAACATAATGGTAAGTTTACGATTCCCGATGATCAGAAGGAACAGATGGAAGAATACAAGGAGACAGCAAATCCTATCGTGCTTTTTACTAAGGAGTTCAACTGGACTATTGAAGAATTAGACAGCGACTGCAATACTGTTTATCGCGAAGTAAGCGAACTCACTAATCAGGAATTATATTCATTATATTCTTCATGGTCGGCGCGTAACGGCTATACATACAAAAGTAACATGAGAGCATTTAAGAAAGAATTTTTAAAGTGTGCTAAAGAATATAGGAATGACATAGAGGAGTATAGAAAATCGTCATACAGAGGCATCAAGCGTCATAGTTAACGACATTTATTGTCACGACATTTACCAGCGGTTCGAAATTATGACATTCATATTAAAATTATGACAATAAAATGACAATAATAAAAATATAATCGTCATGCCCTAAAACCGTTGGTATTGTAAGGTTTTTTATATATTATGACATTTATGACGTTCAATATATATATTATTAAGAAATAAATAAAAAACACTAAAAATATATATAATTACATATATATAATAATGACCCTATATGTCAACGTCATAATGTCATTTACTAATTTTAAGGAGGAAAATATGTTTATAAGAATCGATGAAAATAATGCTAAACTATTAAATTTATTAGGATGTGATAATAATGACTAGAAAACATAAACCAAGAACTAAAGAAGCATTATTAGACAAAGCTGAATCTTTAAATATCGATGTAGACCCTGATAAACTCTATACATTAAATGATATTGCTAGAACTAAGGCAAAAATAAACGGTACTACGTCACCGATTAATCAAAACGAAACCCGTGGCGGCGAACGTTCTAATACGCCATCACTTTCTAGTATCAGTGATCCGATAAATGCTAAACTTTTAGAACACGCATTCAAATACTGGAATGTACCAATGGCTAAGAATGACGAAGAAATAGCACAACGTATTGAATTTTATTTTAACGACTGCTACAAAAATCAATTAAAACCAACTCTGGAAGGGTGCGCACTTGCAATCGGTACAACTACTCAAACATTGTATAATTGGAGTGAAAAAGATAGTAAATCGGAGTTTGATAGGTTTGACTTGGCAAAAAGAATTCGTCAATTATTATCTGATTTTGACGCCAATTTATTAATAAACGGTAAGATGAACCCAGTGGCGTATATTTTCAGAGCAAAAAACTACTACGGCATGAAAGATCAGACCGAAAGTATCGTTAAACATGAAAATAACCTAGGTGAAACTAAAACAGCCGATGAACTTTTAGAAATAATTGAAGCTGATGTAATAGAAACGGATTAATTTCCGTTTTTTTGTACCCAAAATTTGACAGAAACGCATTAATAGGGGGTTTCAGCTTAGTATTTATTTAGTGTGTGACTAAAATGGTTGCTAAATTCGCGTTTTTATTATTTTTTTGTTACTGTAGGGGCTGTTTTATGTACAAAGGTATAAAATATAGTAAGAATGTTAAACAACTCATATAGTGGCTAGGAATGATTTATATAAGTATATAAAGGCGTGTGTATTTGGCTGGATAACTATAATTTAGCGTATAAGCGTTGTTTGTGATAAATGGTTATATTTGTAGGGTAAATAAAAAACGTCGCTTATACGACGTATTTTTTAGTTGTTTTATTTAGCTAATAAAAAAAGGCACTGTTTAGTGCCTTCTATTAGAACATAATGCAAATACTTTAATAAATGTTATAGGCGCTAGAAATACTATATTGAATATGATATTAAACATCACTTTAATTAACCAAAGCATTAAGCCACCTCCTTGCATAGATCAACGAATTGTCTAAGACGGACGATATCCAATTGTTCTGTTAATTCTTCAATGATAGATTGTTTTAAATCGTTATCTATAAACATTATTTCGTCGCATTCTAATTCAAATAAATCATCTATAAGAGATTGTAGCGGGTTTAAATCATCGTGGTATCTGGATGAATAATCTTCGTCCAATCCTACTAAAACCGCTAAATCTCTATCAGGTATATCAATTACTATATAATCACTGTTATTCATACCACTAAATCTTAATAATTCTTCCATTTTAATTTACCTTATACGCTATATTTAGCGCCCTTTCTAAATTTATTATATGTAATCTATAAGCAATTCTAATTATGTATAGTTTCATATATACGCTCCTTTATATATTTAATTGTTTATGGTATACTATGTATGTAAGGGCTATATAAGCCCCTACATATTAGCGTTGAAGTAAGCTATCAGGTTTCTACCTTCGTAAGGTTTAAGCCCTAGAGTGTTGCACCACTCTTTATATAGCTCTACTTCTTTTTTTATTGCCATCGTTGATCACCTCCTTTACTTTTTAAAATACTTACGGGTAAGTAATTAACTTACCACACTATTATTATACGTACAAACGAGTATTTTATCAACGATTAAAACGTATATATAAGTATAATTAAAATGTGCAATAAAAACCACTTTTATGCACCCATAGGGGTGTTTTTTAGTGTATATATAGTATATCTGATGTCCTTTTCCACCCGAAAAATAAAAAAAGACTTATAAATAAGTATTGAAAATGAACGCATAAATAAGTATAATGTATTTGAGGTGATAAAATGAAAACAAAACAAGCAATAAAAAAGATTCTTAAACAAGAACATATGACACAAAAAGTATTGAGTGAAAAGGTGGGTTATGCTAGACCAAGTAGTTTGAATACTGTATTGATTTCAAATAACCCCCAAATAGAAACGTTAGTTAAAATTATGGATACGTTGGGATATGAAATTATTTTAAGACCTAAAAATGGAAGTGATAAAGTAGCAAGATCAGTAATATTAAACAATGAGGAGGAATAGATATGATTTACGGTTATGCTCGTGTATCAACTAAAGAGCAAAAATTGGATAGACAAATTGATAGTCTAACCAAGTATGTTGATGTTAAAAATATCTATAGTGATAAACTAAGCGGAAAAAATACCAATAGAGAAAATTATCAAAAACTAAAAAAAGTAGTAGTAGCTGGTGATGTAATATATATTCATGCACTGGATAGACTTTCTAGAAATAAGAGAGATACAATAAGAGAATTCAATTATTTCAAAGAAAAAGGTATCATTTTAAGAATTTTAAATATGCCTACGACACTAATTGAACTAGACGGGCAACAATGGGTTATTGAAATGATTAATAATATAATACTGGAGGTTTTGAGTTCTGTAGCTGAACAAGAAAGAATCACAACATTAGAGAGACAAAGAGAGGGGATTGAATCGGCTAAAAAGCGCGGTGTTAAGTTTGGTAGACCTGATGTAAAGATGAAAGTTGACGAAGTAATTAAAATGGTTAATAATGGTAGTAAGGTAACCGAAGCATGTAGAGAAGTCGGTATTGGTAAGCGTACGTATTATAATTATGTCAGGGGTTGAAATAGTCTAATCTGTATTTTATAATTTGTATATCCTAAAGATATCGAAAAAACTCCCAAACAAAAAATAGACTGTAAGGGAGAGTGGTTTGGTTTGCGTAGCGAATTAATGCAGTCACATATTAGAGCCATGAGCCGATGTATATTTTATACGTCGGTTTTTTATATATAAACTGGAGGAAATGTTATGAAACTAAATATATTGGGAACGAAGTATGATTTAAAATATATCGATAACCCTGATGAAGACATGCAAAATAACGATGCGGATGGGTATACAGATAGCATAAATAAAAAAATAGTTATTCTTAGTAAAACACCTAACGATATAGAAAGCATACTTAGGCATGAAATTATTCATGCATATTTAATCGAAAGTGGTATTGGATATGGCTATGCATTTCATAATGAGGACATGGTAGAATGGCTAGCGATGCAATTCCCTAAAATAGAAAAAACGATTAATAATATATAATAAAAATTAGAGCCCTGAGCCGTAATGGAAAGGGGTTTTTATATTGTATGTAGATAATATAGCGAATGCATTAAAGAAAAAAGGAAGTTCTTTTGAAATAGTAAACAGCTGTTTCGAGTTATGCAGATTAGAGACAAGTGAACTAAGCATAAGAAAAGGCAGTGAACTGGTTAAGAGAGCAGTAATTAAAAATGTTAAACAAGGTGAAGAATGGTATGATCTGTATCGAAAAGTTTTATTGTTTCGTGCACCTTACTGTTTTGAAGATTATTTAATTTATCTAGAAATTGATAGACCACCAGAGGAACGATTCTATCAACCGCGGAGGAAAGTATTAAAAGTTGTAGTTGAAGAACTTCAGGCGTTAGCTGATGATGAGCTGGATGAACTATTTGTAAGTATGCCTCCACGTGTTGGGAAGAGTACAATTTTAATGTTTTTTATTACATGGATCATGGGGCGCAATGGTGAAGCAAGCAATTTGTATAGTGCGTTCTCAGATACAATTACAAGTGCTATGTATACTGGTGTACTCGAGGTAATAACAGACAGTTATACATACAACTGGAAAAAAGTATTCAACAATACTGGTATTGCTAATACTGATGCCAAAAGAGAAACTATAGATATTAACAGAAAAAAACGCTACCCAACATTAACATGTCGTTCGTTGTATGGAACATTGAACGGGGCATGTGACTGTTCTGGGTATTTAATTAGTGATGACTTAATCGGTGGTATTGAAGAAGCGTTAAACAAAGACCGTTTAATGAATGCATGGTCAAAGGTAACGAACAATTTAATACCTCGTACAAAACAGTCTGCAAAGAAAATATGGATTGGTACACGCTGGAGTTTAATTGATCCGGCTGGTTTAAGGATGGATTTCTTGCAGAATGACGAAGAAGGTAAAAAAGTAAGATTTAAAATAATAAATCTACCAGCACTTAATGAAAATGATGAATCCAATTTTGAATATGATTATAATGTAGGTTTTAATACTGACCGCTATAAAGAATTGAGAGCGCAGTTTGAAAGAAATAATGATATGGCATCATGGTTAGCACAGTATATGGGAGAGCCTATTGAGCGTGATGGAGCACTATTTACACCTGATACAATGAATTTCTATAACGGGGTAATAGCTGATGAACCAGTAAGAAATTATATGACGGTCGATGTTGCGTGGGGTGGTGGTGATTATGTTTCAGCACCAGTATGCGTAGAAACTGAAAACGGAGATTTCATACCTGATGTAGTATTTAATAATGGTGATAAAACTATAACAAGACCATTAATCGTAGACTGTATTATCAAAAATAATGTTAAGTATGTTCAGTTTGAAGCTAATAATGGCGGGAGTGAATATGCTGAGTGGGTAGAAAATGAATTAAAACAGAGGGACTATAAATGTACGATAACAAGTAAATCATCACCAACTAATAAGCGAAAAGAAGCGCGTATATTTGAACGTGCACCTGAAATTAGAGAGTTTTACTATTTAGATAACGGGCGCAGACATAAAGAATATCAATTGTTTATGAATAATCTATATGCTTTTAAAATTGTAGGAAAAAATAAAAATGATGATGCACCAGACAGTATGGCGATGCTTTCAGAAGTAAGAGGAAGAGGAAAATACACTTCTGTAACAACTTTCAGTAGAAAAGATTTAGGAATATAATTTTTTTCTTGACAAGGTTAAAATCTGTACGTAGCCTTAAAGTAGGAAGTGGGGTAATTAAAATTGAAAAAAGAAATATATTGCCCCGTTTGTGCAAAAAGGGGTAAAAAGAAACTTCTAGGAGCTGTAGAAGAAGGTTCAAAAGGAACAGTGTATCTATGGTGTAAGGAAGATAAAAAACCAATAAAGATTGAATTAAGTAAAATTAAATAAAAATAGAGCCATGAGCCGATGTATTACGTAAAAAACGTAATAGTCGGCTCTTTTTATTTACAGTTAGGGGGTGTGTTATGAGTAGTACGACAGGTGAATTAGCAATAGAACAGTTTAAAGGCAGAAAAATGATTACTACGGATGTTGTGGAAATCACCAAAGACAACATACATGATGTGTTGGGTAAGGCAATGTCTATTCATATAAGAAACCGTAGTCAAATAAGACGGCTGTTTGAGTATGAAAAGGGAAATCAAAATATTCTTTATCGTCAAAAGGATGTAAGACCTGAAATAAATAATAAAATTGTTGAAAATCATGCACACGAGATCGTCAACTTTAAAGTCGGATATGTTTTCGGACAACCGATAAGCTATGTTCAGCGTGCTAATAAAGATTTATCTAATACCGAATCAAGTGGAGACAATGTAGTAGATGCATTAAATGAAATGATGTTCGAGGAAGGTAAATATTACAAAGATCAGGAGCTGGCAAGAACGTTTTCAATTTGTGGTGTTGGTTATCGGATGGTTACACCATACAAAGTAAAAAAAGGAGTTAGTGATTTTCGGATTACTAATCTGGATCCGCGTTTTACATTCGTTGTTTATAGTGCTGATGTTTTTCATGAACCAATGATGGGTGTTACATACTGGATTGATGAAGATAATATGATTCACTGCACAATTTACACTGAAAATTTTGTTTATAAAACAACGGGGAGATATGGAAGCGTGTTCACCCCTGATGGAAAACTTGAAGAATCGATAAATGGAATAGGAGCAATTCCAATTATCGAATACAAAAATGATAATTCAAGGATGGGATGTTTTGAAAGAGTTCTTGGACTGCTTGAAGCAATAAACTTATGTACTTCTGATCGTCTTAACGGATTAGCACAGTTTGTACAGTCATTGCTATGGTTTAACGATATCGGTATTGATAATGAACAGTTTAAGTTACTTAGAGAAGAAGGTGGTATTTCTACGAAATCACTAAGCGATGGAAAAACACCAATATTGCAGTATATAAAAACAGAGCTGAATCAAACAGAGGTCCAGACACTAGCTGACTATTTATATATGCAAGTGTTACAGATTACCGGTACACCGGCTAGAGGGCAGTCAAGTGGCGGTAACACTGGTGTTGCTTTAATGTTAGGCGAATCAGGGTGGCAGTTAGCTGAAGAAAACGCGCAAAGTGCAGAAACGTTATTTGGCAACAGTGAACGTCAAATGATGCTAGTAATCAAAAATATTATTGAACGCTCTAAAGATAATGATATCAGCGAGTTATGTATCGCTGATATAGATATTAAGTTTAATCGGAATAAGATTAGTAATTTATTAAACAAGACGCAAGCACTTATGAATTTACAGACTGCTGGAATAAATATGCGCCACGCAATTAAAACTGTTGATTTATTTCCTGATCCGCAACAGGTATACAAAGACAGTGAAAAAACAGTTGGAGAAGAACGTTAAGGAGCAAACGACGGAGAAGGTCGGAAACGAGCAAAGGTTAGAGAAAAACGTTAAAGAGCAAGGAGATTAAATTATGGATTTAAAAAAGCATTTAGGCAAAAAGTACAAAGATAACATGACTTTTGAAGAAATTCAGGAAGCATTAGCGGATTTACCTGAACCTGATTCAGTTGTAGATAAAGAAGAATACGACAAAATGAAAAAGCTGAAGGATGAAGCAAGCAAAGAAGCGAGTTCTTGGAAGAAGAAATATAATTCTACGCTAAGTGAAAAAGAGCAGTTAGAGATTGCTCAAAATGAGGCGAATGAAGAATTACAGAATAACTATGATGCATTGTTAAGAAAAACAACTATTGCCGAAAGAAAAGCTGAATTAGTTGAATTAGGTTACGATACTAAGCTGGCTCAGGAAACAGCTGAAGCAATGGTTGATGGAGATTTCACAAAAGTTATTGCTAATCAAAGTAAATTTGCCGAATCAGTTAAAAAGAACACAACTGATGAATTATTAAAGAACACAAAAACACCTGAAGGTGGAGGTAGTGAGGAAGGTATGACAAAAGAAAAATTTAATAAATTATCTATTCAAGATAAGCAAAAATTATTCGATACCGATCCCGACACCTTCAAACAATTAGCCGAAGGAGGAAATTAAATATGTCATTAAACCATACACACCAAAAGTACGATAATTTCGTATTAGCAGCCGAATTTGAAAATCAGTATCAATCGAAATTAGATTTAATGAAATTTTGTACTGTCGATGATTCGTTAGTAGGTACACCGGGAACTAAAAAGAAAATTA